TTACCAGCACTTAGTGTGATAGTTTCATCGGCATCAATCGTAATACTTTTACCACGAATTCTAATATTACCATTCCGTTCTGCCGTAATTGTAATATCACCTGCCTTACTGACGATGGTAATATCAACACCACCACCTGGTGATTTTTGTCCTGCTATAATCTCAATTGATTTATCATTATATATTTTGTATCCTCCACCTTGACTTAATCCAGTTACATTTACATCCTTATTATCAGTATAAGAATACCAACTATAAACATCGGCACCATTTAACCCCAACTGAGGACTTCTAATATCAAATTTAACATTAGGTCCAAATACTTGATAACTTCTACTTTGCCAGTCTTCTGCTCTTTCCATTATGGTTTAACACAATCAATAATTTGTTGAACTTCGCCTTGGAATTCTGGTCTTATACCAAAGATTGGTCTTAGTATTGCACCACTTCCCTGACTAATTTCGGGTATACCTGCTGAGTTTGTCTTCCCAACGACTTGAATAACGGGTAAACTCTCAATAGACTTAATATTTATTGGAGCAACTTTAACGATAGATCCCTTATCAATAACTGCACTATATTGATTTCCAAGACTATCAACTACAAGATCTTCTGGAGAATATCCTGTTCCTGGATTTTCGATCAATACGCTTAGAATTGTAAATGCATCTGGTTCTTGATCTCCGATTGGATAATTTTCTCCATCAGAAATCACATAAGCACTCGTAACCTGTCCACTAGCATTAATTGTAGTCTGTACAATTCCACCATATCCTTTATTGCAGTTATCAGTTACTTCGACAAATGGTGCAGAAATGTAACCAATTCCAGGATTTGTGATAACTGCACCAATTAGACTACCAACTCTATTTGGTGTTTCTCCAAGAATAGATCCAAAGATTGGAATTGCTTGAGCACCAATTCCACCGCCACCAAATATATTAAGTAGAGGTGCATTACAAGATGTTGGTGGTCCAGAGTAACAATTACCAAGAGCACTTTTTGCTCCAGAAGTACTGATAGAACTATTGAAGATATCAAGTGCTCCAGTAGCACTAGCAACAGTACCACTAACACTATCAACCACATTTCCTGCTGCATCAATCGCACCAGTCACGGCACCAACCACATTTTGAGCAGTATTCACAATAGATGATGCAGTATTAGCAATTTCTAAAATTTTACTTAATTTGGTATTTGGTGAACTAATCACACCACCACCAATCTGCCATCTATCGACACTTGCGGTAACTTCTGGTTCACCACATTCTTTAATGAATGATACACCAGAGATTCCTTTGAAACTTCCTTTAAGAATACTATTAAGATCAAAGTTTGAAATCAATTTGATAATTCCAAGTGCCGAAAGAGCAAGATTGAGTCCTGCAGAAATAGCATTTAAAATAGCATTTAAGATACCACCAAGAAATTGATCTACAACACAAGAAACTAAATTCGCAATATTCTTCAATAATGCACAAAGCATTTGTTTAATAATATTTTTTAAATTAGAAGTAATAGTTTTGGTTAATGCTGGAATTTGGTCTTGAAGTTTTTTTATTGCAGGTACAGTAGCTTCTTGAGCAGCAGCACCAGCCAAATGTGCCTGGGAAATACTTTTGGTTGCTGCCTTTACCTGACTGTATACTTCCTCATATACCTTTTCCGTACCTTGATTTAAAGTTGGTACAATCTTCTTATAAGTATCATTCAATACTCCACCAACAATACCGCTAGAAATACCCTGTATTTTTTTAGCAACTTCTTCACATAAAATATCAATCTGTTTATCAATATAATCCTTTGCTAAATCTTTATAAGAACTCAGAGTTTGAACAAATTTTATTGCATTTTCAAGTTCTGTTGTAATTTTATCAACAAATGAATTAGCCTTTGTGGAGGCAAACTGTACCTTATCACCAATTCCACTAAAATATGATAACTCATCTTTCTCATTTGCTGTTTTAGTTGGAAGATGATATGGGGATTTTTGAGTATCTTGAGTCCCTTCGTTTGTTTGATTTGGTTTTAGATTGGACCCATCATTTTTTATCTTACTTGTATATCCAGTAAATGGTTTAAATGGAAAACTATATTGTTCAGTTGCAGCACCTTCCTTCGTTTTACCAAATACTCCCATAATAATTGGAAGTTGGGCATTATCGCCATCCATAAAGAAACCAAATACGGAATCTCCAGGTAATATTTTTATATCTGTTGCATAATTTCCAGACCCACTTCCAGAAGTAGCAGGTAATAATACTTGTGCCCAAGGAAGGTCTTCATTTGATAAGTCAGTTTCATTTGTGGGATGATATCCCATAATTCTGACTTTACGTCTATTTCCCCATCCCTTTTTATTGAGTTGATCTTTTTGAGCGGATTCTGGTGCTACTTGACCAATCCACCAAAGAAAACCATCTCTTCCAACAAAATTAGTTTTGAGTAAAGATTGTTCCATTTATGATTTCTGTGTATTTGTTGCGTAACGTCCGAATGTATCTCTAATTAATGTCATTGAAGTATATGATCCTTCCGTATCAAAGTGATGACACAATTCTTTTATCATATATAGACCACTTTGCTCATCATCATATGTTGCTCCATCTTCCCTAGAAATCTTGGGAAAATTACAAGTAATAATATCACCAGCTCTTAGATTTGTATTTGATGGTACAGTCATACTCAAAGTTTGAGTAAAGAGTACATTATACCTCATAATTGCCTGAGATTGATATTTTGAAGGGTCAGCATTAGAGTCCTTGGAAATATCTTTATCAACAGTTCCAATATCTAAAACTTGACTCAAAATTCTTGTGGGCAAATCACCAAGTTTCTGATTGGAATCGTTCGCAATCTTAGGTAATTCTAATGCCTGACCCAGATTTGCAGATTCTCCTGCATAATTCTCAAGTTTAAATGTTGATTCCTTAAATGTGAAGTTGAGTGGATCATAAACTATTCTGTAACTAGAATAGGTTCCCAATCTAAGTTTCTCAATTAGATTTTGATTTCTGTTTGTGGTATATTGAAGAATACTAAAATCATTATCTCTTTCATATCCAGTCTGGTTTACATCACTATAGATGTAAGTTGCTTTTGATGGTTGTGAAATTAGATTATCAATTGACCTGAAACTAAATCCATCTTGTGTTTGGAAGAATACATATCCTGCCGTTGCATCTTTCTTCGATGATTCGGGAACTCCTTTGGATGCTAACCATACTAAAACAGTAAATGGTTTTCTTAAATTGCCAATAAATCCATACTTATTCTGTGTCTTATCAATTGCATCAATCTTATCAGTTTTTAAATATTCTGTAATGATACTTCTTACAGACTCATCAATAGATTGACTGGTTGGAAACTTCTTTGGAACTCTTACAGTTTCATTTGTGATTGCTTCTCTTGAAACTAGATTTAGTTCAAAGAATTCTTTTTGTGATTCTGAAATAACATTACTGATACTGGAGACATAAAGATAATCCTTTTCATCAGTTGCAAAATCTAGTCCAGGATTGGTTTTAGAATTACCAGCAATCTTTAAGGAAACTCTCTCACCACCTCTTAAGGGAAGACCATTATAGATTGACTGAAATGATCCTGTTGCATTTCCTTCATTATCTTGTGCCTGAATAGAATCTCCAGTGTTTCCTACTTGAATCTTTGCCGTGATTGATGGTGAGAAGATATCCTCATAATAATCAATAGAAACTGTACCAGTTCTAATATCAACTGTTCTCTTCTGGTCGTTGGATTCAAGTATAAGTTCTTCGTAAATTGACTTTTTTACTGACATTATGTGTATGCTAGATCTAGTAAGAGTTTCTTTGTGATGAAACTATTTAACGGATTAATTATGATGGGAATCATTCCTCCTCCACCACCACCTCCAGCAGAGACTTGTTGTTGTGCTGGTGGATCTTCTTCTATCACAACAATAGTAGGACCATTTTTTTGTTGTTTTAATTGTTGAGATACCTGCTGTCTTTGTTGAGTTCCTTGTGGTGCTATTTGTGCTGGTGTTGGTATTCCAAAAGAACCCTGATTTGGATTTTTTGTGAGTAAAAGTGCAGAAACATACGGAGAAGGATCACCAGAACCCCCATAATTACTACTATTTCTTTGAGTACTATACTCCAAGTGAATATGAGGTCCAGTACTTCTACCAGTACTTCCCACTCGTGCGAACGATGTTCCTGATTTTATTTTTCCACTTTTAATTAATATAGCACTTAAGTGAGCCATTCTCAATTGAATACCCAATTGTGGAATCCATACGTCCATAAGATTTCCATACTTACCATATGTACCAGCTGCAACAACTTCACAATCATATCTTAATGCAATATATGTTCCTTCTGGTGCGGCAATATCCAATCCCATGTGCCCACCACCTCTTGACCCATATCCAGAGGTAATTTCAATATATTGGACACCTCTACCTAGAGATTTCGTTAATATATCACCACCCGTTAATTTTTTTCCAGGTTGTATTGCTGCTGGTGGTGGAGTTGGTGGCGCTGATTGTGTTTGTGCTTGTACACCCATTCCTTTAAGAATTTTACGACTATCTTCAATTCTTTCACTTTGTTCTCGTTTTCCCTTATCTGCAGGATTTTCATATTGAAATAAAATCCAATTTGATGCTTCTTCTATATTCTTTGAATTACGAAATCTACCACCACTATCATATTTTGGAAGTTCTCTTACCAACATTGCATAATTAATTTCATCAGTTAAAGGTTGCTTAGAAGGATCAACTCCCATACTTTTAGCAAGTTGATACAATTCTTTTTGTCTTCCAGGATCTGTCCATTGTGCCCACCCATATCCAATTCCTTTTCTCATTGCATCAGTTAAAAGACCTTTTTTACTACCTTCAAGTAAATCTGGAACTAGATTGGTATTTTCCTGTAATAAATTTCCAACAACTGCAGCTGCCTGATAATCTTTTAATCCCAAATCCTTTTGCAATCTTTTTGATATTTGTGTTCCTTTTGATACTCCTGTTCCCGAAAATCCACCTCCACCAGAAGGAGTAGAAGGTTCTTGCATACTCTCATTTTCATATTTTGTTCCAGTAGGTTTAGCATCCTCACCACTAACAATTCCTTCACCCAGAGATGTAGTGAGTAACCTAAATCCCTCATCAAACTGACTTTGCATATCATCAAAGGTATTTCCCAAACCTTTTACAGCATTCTCAACTCTCTTATTACTATCAGTAAAGTCAAAGGTTAGAATATTTTTACCAATAGCACCTAGAACATTTCCAAATCCTCTAAAGATACTCACAGTATTATTAAAAAATCCACTTACAATAGTAGAAAGTCTTTGCATTCTAGCAATCAATTCTTGTGCCATCGTAATAATGGATGGTAGATTATAAAGCAACCATCCAACTAACAGAGTACCAAGGAAGTCCATAATTCTTCCCAAGAATCCTTTAGTACTTGAAGCAATTGCCGTTGCCTGCCTCTTGAATACTCCACCGATACTTGATGCTTCTATCAAGTCCTCTCTATTTTTTCTTCTTTCCCCTTCTTGTCTTCTTTGAGAAAGAATATAATTTCTTGCTATTGATTCTCTTTTTACCTTTGTTTTTCTTAATAGAATATTATTAAGTTTTCCAGTTTTTTTCTTTAGACCAGAAAATGAAGACCTTACGGACTTGATACTGGAACGAATATTGATGAGACTATTGGATGGTTTTACTGCTACTGCCATCTTATGTTACCACATTATAATTAACTTGTGAATATAGCACATAGAAATTATCTGGGTTGGCTGCAGGTATTGCTGGAACTTCATTTACAGAACCACCAGTAGGAGCAGCACCAGATTGTTGTTGAGCAGGAGAACCTATTCTCTTATACACTACATTTGGTGTTGGTTCTGGTGCTGGACCCACATTAAGTGGTAATGTTGCTATTTTACTAGTTTGAGCAGGTGTTTTTATATCTGCCTGTGCTGGTTGTGATGAAACTTGTGCAGGAGTTCCCTGCTCTGGGTTCATATTAACTTCTCCAAATTGTGCTGGTTTTGTCCAATCAATTTTACTTGCTTGAGATGTTAAATCTCCCATCTTCTGATCAAATGATTGCTCATTTCCTGCAGGAGTAGGAGCATTGGGTGCTTTATTTTTTGGTACTACTGGTGTTTGTGGTTTTACTGCTGCTTGTTTTTTTGGTGGTTCTTTTTTATTTTGCCCAATACTAGTAAAATCTGCAGCATATCCCAATCCAGATGTAATCAGTCCAGCTGTCCAGACAAATGGTATGCTAATACCAGCTGCTTCAGAAAAACTAAGTGCTGCTGAAGTAGAATGAAGACTTCCTGCTAATGGATTACCTCTTTCAAAAGATTCTTTAGCAGAATTAGCTTCAATTACTCCACCAGCAACAGGTAAAAGTCCTCCCACAAATTTTGCTCCTAATCCTGTACCCCTCTTTACTGCCGCAGATGCAGATTTAGCCTCTACTGATGCTGCTGCCTTTGCTCCAGTGCCTGTTATTGCTGCTACTCCAGCCTTTGCTGTCGAAACTATTGCATTTCCGGCAGACTTCAATAGATTTCCAAGTGCTCCAAAGAATCTACCAACAGTATTCTTAAGTAACCACCCACCAATTTTAAGAGATAGTTTTGTGATAGTACCAGCAATAGCAAAAAATCCACCATTCAATAAGAATAATGTTCCCGCAGCAATTCCAAGACCTTTTAGAACATTATCTCTAATTTCTTCTAATTTTTTACCATTTCCTTCTGATAATGCTCTAAGAACCTCAATTCCTTTATTAGCAAACCATCCAGCAAATAGTGTCGTAAAGAATTGTGCTACTTTACTTAAAATAGATTGTGCCTTTTGTGCGATTTTTTGAACAGGAGCAACCAAGGCACCTTGAATTGCTTTTTCTAAAAGACTTTCTCTTCCTACTCTTAATCCCTGCTCGGTTGCTCTTCTCTGTTCTTCTTGCTCCTGTTTTGTACGATTTTGTTCTAGAACACTATCATAAGCAATTACATCAGTAATTCTGCTTAAGGCACCACTAAAATCAGTGACTTCTGTTTTTAATCCCCCAACCTGTTCCTGTAATCCACCTATGGTTTGTGTCTGGATGGATACTACATTGTTTAAATTAACGACTTGAGTTCTTAAACTGTTAACCTGTTCTTGTAATGAGGTTATTGTTTGTGATTGAGTCTGTACAAGTGCTAAAGCCCCAGAATCTGGTTGATTATTAATAGCAACCAGTGGACCACCACGTCTAAAAATATTTGATGATACGTTACGACTTTTTGCGAATATTGCTTTTCTTCTTTCCGCAGACAAATAGGACCCTGATATAGGATCTACCCCACTTTGTGCTATTTGTGCGAGATCAGCCATTTGCTTGATTCTTTAGATTTTCTTCTTCAATATAATTTTGTAGTAGAGTTACATATATTTCCCTTTCCCAAGGAATCATATCTTCAAGTTCTGTCAAAGAGTATTTATGATGCTGCATCATGGCAAAATTTGTCTTGTAGTATGACGCAAGGTCAGTATGCGCCATACTTACGCGAAAAAAGCAGATAATCCCTCCAAAACTACCTCACTTTCAACTTTGGTATTAGGATTTTTAATCTTAATTGTATGAGAAAGTTTCGGCATAGTATCAAAGAACTTTTCAACTTCTTTAAATTGCTTGGAACTCAACTGCTCAACGAATTCTAGCAGTTCTTTCTTTGTAGAATCACTCGCAGTCCAAGATTCCTCTTCTGAATAGATTTGATCAATACAAGAAACAATTAAATCAAATGTATCATCAACACTTACACTCTCACCAGAATCAAAGTTGTTCTTAATAAACTCAGTCATTGATGGATATCTCATTCTCAATGTTAAAGTATCATCCAACTTGATGTCCCGAGAATGCTTTGGATCTACTTCAACATTGATTTCGTCTAGGTTGATACTTGTTGGAACCTGAGTCTCACCATCATCAGGACAGGTAATCAAAACATCCACAGTTTCACCAACTGACTTACCTCTGATATTAAGGAACAAATACTCAATATCAAATGTTGCAAGATCTTCTACTTTAATACCTTTGCTTAAAATACAGTTTGAAATAACATTCTTAACTGCATTTGCAATCTGTTTCGAATCTTCACTTTCTAGTGCGATAATCAGAATCTTTTCTTCTTTAACTAAAAAGGGTCTATATCTAATTTTCTTTTTTAATGAAGGAATTTCCAACTCATAAATTGGAGTCGCAATCTTTGGTAAGGGCATAATATCCTATAAAGTTCAGTTAAAATTATTTAGACTGCTTATGGAAGTCCAACTGGTCTTGGGTCATCCAATCTACCAGTTCCAAGATTTAGATTCCTATTAATTAACTCGTCTCTGCCTGTTGCAAGTCTATTTAATTGATTGGTTGTGTTGGAAATATTAGTAATGTTAGGAATTATATTATTACTAATATTCCGTGCGACATCAACACTCAATGCCTTACCACAAATATATCTCTCATAGTTAAATGAAGCACTGATTCTCAATACATCAGAACCATTATAACTTACTGGTGTAGAATTTAAAGAAAGTGGAAAAAGACCGAAGAAGTTATATTCAAGTTCTCTATTATAATCTCTATCAAATTTAATAATCTTGGTTGTATTACACTTATATGCTTCTGGATATTGCATTCTAAAATAATATCCATCTCTAGTTGGATCTGCACCAGAACCACTAGAAATAAATTCCATCCAGTGCTCTATAAATTTTAATTGCCTATAATCTCTATCAACATAAAATTCCAAACCAATTTCAGTAAAGATTCTACGATGAGCAACTCTCTCATTTACTCCCGTGAAATTATTATTGATATCTGCAGTCGCAAATGAAGTTCCTGGTAGTGATGCAGAATGGCACAATAATCCAGCATCTTCAGCAATAAATCTTGGACTAACACCCCTAATATAAAGATGCGATAGAAGTGCTCCAGGCAACCCACCAAAAATAACTTGGAAGTGTGAGGTCTGGGCAAGATTAGTGAATAGTGGTTTAAAGTCCGATATTCTACGAGGTCTGACCACTCTAAATACCTTTTATGAGTCTTAGTATACTTATTTAGATGTCTTATAAGGGAAAATAATTATTATAAATATAAGGGAGACGCAACAGAAAGATAATGTTCGTATATCAAATAGTAAATAAAATTAATGATAAAAAATATATTGGAATAACATCTAGGTCATTAGAAAAAAGATTTAAAGAACATAAGAAGAATTTAAATTGTGGGATAGCAGCAGCAATTATAAAATATGGAGAGGATAATTTTTATATTGAAAAATTAGAAGAATGTAAAAATTGGGAAGATTTGATAGAAAAAGAAAAATTATGGATTAATAGGATTGGTCCAGAGTACAATAAAACATTGGGTGGGGAGGGAATATTTGGATTTAATCACTCAGAGGAAACTAAGAATAAAATAAGTTTAAAAAATAAAGGAAAACCTGCTTCCGATCCCAAAGGTGATAAATTAAAAGAATATAGGGAATTATATGGAAATTTTTGGACTGGAAAAAAACATACGGAAGAATACAAAAAACTAAAATCCATAGATAGATTAAATTATTATCAAACGGAAGAGGGAAAAAAACAAAGAGAGCAAATATCGCAAACTTTAAAACAAAAAGGTATAAAACCCCCAGATCACACATTAGGACTATCAAAAGGAACTAAATGGTGGAATAATGGAAAAATCAATAAAAGATCTATCGAAAGTCCCGGAGAAGATTTTATATCTGGGAGAATAAAGGGTGAGTGGAAATGGAGTAAAAATAAATGAAAAAATTTTTGCAAGGAAAATATTCTCCAAAATTTCCAAAAAAGTATAAAGGAAATCCTTGCGAAATATATTATAGGTCCAGTTGGGAACGTAAATTTATGGTGTATTGTGATACTAATGAGAATATTTTAGAATGGGGCAGTGAAGAATTGGCGCTTCCTTATAGATCTCCAATAGATAATCGCATTCATAGATACTTTCCAGACTTCTATATCAAGGTCAAAGAGAGTAATGGTTCAATTAAAAAATATCTAATTGAAATCAAACCAAAAAAACAAACACTAGAACCTATACCACAAAAGAGAAAGACAAAGGGATATATCTATGAGGTTTATGAGTATGC